CCCTGTTGTATTATCAGGACTATCATTTTGATGGCACTGAGCAAACATGGCTTAAGCATGAAGTTACACAGACAGATATAAACAATAAGTACATACCAATTACAGATTCTAAGACTATAGCTATAGTAGACATATTTGATGTAGGCGATACTATGGCCACAAACAATTTGTTTAATGTTAGATATCAAATAGCATTAAATGATATGTACGATATATCAAGAATGAATCTTGTACCTTACTTTATGAATTTTATGAACATTAGATTTATAGAAGAGTTGCTGGTAGGTAAACAACCAATTAGATACAATAGACATGTAAATAGATTATATGTAGATATGGATTGGGAAAAAGTTTCTCCAGGTGGTTACATTGTAGCTAAAGTTTATAACAAAATAGATCCTGATACAAATACAGACGTATGGGGTGACAGATGGTTACAAAGATATGTAACTGCTTTGTTCCAAGTTCAATGGGGTAAAAATCTAACTAAATTTACAGGTATGCAATTACCTGGTGGTGTTCAATTTAATGGAGAACAAATTCTACAACAAGGAATGGAAGAGAAAAATAAACTGGAAGAAGAAATGATCTCTAGTTACTCCCTTCCTGTTCATGATATGACTGGATAATTAAATGGCTAAGGGTACCAATCTTTATTTTAATAACTTTACAAATAGAGACGAACAGAATTTAATTAATGATCTCGTATACGAGTCAATCAAGATTTATGGGATTGATGTTGGGTACATGGCCAGAACATTAGATGATACAGATGATATCTTAAATGAAAGTAGAAAAGCATACTACAATCAATTCACTCAAATAGAAATGTACATTAAAAATGTAGATGGCTTCCAAGGTGAAGGAGACTTCCTAAGTAAGTTTGGTGTAGAGATTAGAGATCAAATTACATTCTCTGTTGCACGTCGTACATTCTCAGAAAGTGTAGAGTCAGAACAAAATATTACAAGACCTAGAGAAGGTGATTTAATTTACTTACCTCTTAATAATAAAACATTTAAAGTAACATTTGTAGAACATGAGCCAATATTTTATCAAATGGGTACATTACAATTCTATGATGTAACTTGTGAACTTTGGGAGTACAGTGGAGAAAGAATTAACACTGGCTTTGCTGAAGTAGATAATATCGAAACTACATTTAGTACTGATATATACTTAGATACTATGCTGGTAATAGAAGATGGTATTGAACCTTTATTTGATGAGAATCAAGAAAGACTATTAACAGAAGCAGAAGATAGATCAGATGCTAGTGCAAACTCATCATTAGATTATGATACAGTAACTAATGCTGACAATATACAAATTGAAACAGATGCGGATGCAATCATAGACTTTAGTGATGTAGATCCATTTAGTGAGGGCGGGAGCTTCTAATGTTAGGACATACCTATTATCATCAACACTTACGTAAGTATGTAATTGTGTTTGGAACATTGTTTAATGATCTTATTATTCAAAGAAAAGATGCTGCCAACAATGTAGTACAAGATATAAAAGCACCGTTAGCTTATGGTCCAAGAGAAAAAGCATTAGCTAGATTAGAACAAGATCCAAATCTAAACAGAAAGACTGCTATATCATTACCACGTTTAACATTTGAAATGCAATCTTTCTCATATGCTCCTGAAAGAAAACTAAACAAAATTCATAGAAATGTTTCAGCACTTACAGATGATAAGAAAAAAATGTATGCAGCTTATACTCCTGTACCATATGATATAGGTTTTGAGTTAAACATTATGACAAAGTATGCTGAAGATGCCACACAATTACTAGAACAGATACTACCATTCTTTACACCAGAGTGGTCTATAACTATGAATCTAATTCCAGAGATGAATTGGAAACAAGACATACCGGTAGTACTTAATAGTGTAAGTACATCAGATACATACGAAGCAGATTTTGAAACAAGAAGAGCTTTAATACATACATTAAATTTTACAATGAAAGGTTACTTCTGGGGACCACTTAGGAAAACTGGAATTATTAAAACCACTAATGTTATGACTCACGTAGATACGTCCAAGGTATATGCAAATGCACATCCAGCTAATACGGTATTTGCAAATGTAAACGTAACAGACTCTTCTCAACCAGGGTACTATATACATAGTAGAACAACAACTACGCCAGGTTTATTGGCAAATGGAAGTCCAACATCTAATGCATCAGCTACTGTTAGTATAGACAACATAGATGAAGATGATGATTATGGATACATACAAAATTTTGAGGAATGGTTCAGTGCAAACACATCAGCCTAAGGAAGATAAAATAGCAGACTCTTTAGATTTAACTCCAATTGTAAATGAAAAGAAAGAGGTTACAGTTGTGGAGCCTCCTAAAGAAGATCAAACACAAAGAGATTTAGATTACTCCAGAGAAAATTTATACCACTTAGTTGAAAGAGGTAGAGATGCTTTAGAAGGTATATTAGATTTAGCACAACAAAGTCAATCACCTAGAGCATATGAAGTAGCTGGCCAGTTAATTAAAACAGTAACAGATACTAACAGAGATTTAATTGATCTACAAAAGAAAGCAAAAGATTTATTTAGAGATGACAATGTAGATCCTAAAACAATTAACAATAATTTATTTGTAGGTAACACATCTGAGCTAACAAAATTATTAGGAGGTACAGCAAGAGATGTACCGTCAGGGAAAAGTAAGTTATGATAGATGAAGCATCAATGGACTTCACACTATTCTTAGTACCGTGGATAGCTTTATTGTTATCTTTAATAGCTACCCTATGGATAAAAGAATGGGTGACGTCTTTAGTTAAAGGTATGAAGTTTAGAATGAACAAAGCATTCAATGAAAGTGACCATGTAATATTAGATGGTAAGCCTGCTGTTATAGTTAAAGTAGGAATAACAGAAACAGTCTTTGGTGTATACTCAGATGCTGGGTACACATGGAGATATGTTCCTAATACTAAAATAGAAAATTTAAAATTAGAAAAGATAATTAATAGAGAACTACATCTTGATTCACCTCAAGAAAAAGCTCGCAAGTTACAGGACCTAATAGACGTAGGTCAGAATGATAAAATAAATGAGAATGCCAAAGCCATAGAAAGGTTGAACAAATAATGTATGAGTATAAAGTAGAAGTAATAAAAGTAGTGGATGGTGACACCGTTGATGTTGACATAGATCTAGGGTTTGGTGTATGGTTAAAAAATGAAAGAGTAAGACTACATGGTATTGATACTCCAGAAAGTCGTACTAGAGATTTAGTAGAAAAGAAATTTGGCTTAGCTGCTAAAGCAAGATTAAAAGAATTATTAAAACATGATGTATATCTTCGTACCATGGTTGGTAGAGGTGGAGAAGATATGAAAGGAAAGTTTGGTAGAATCTTAGGTGACTTTGTAGCACAGTATGAAACTAAAGAAGATGAACACAATTGGCACCCTATGCCAGAAAGAACTGCTTGTGAAATATTAATGTTAGAAGGACACGCTGTAGCATATCATGGTCAAAGTAAAGAAGATATCCAGGTAGAGCATATGAAAAATAGAACTAAATTATTGGAAGCAGGTATTGTTACGTAAAGATCAAATATATCTTGGTAATCCTAGACTAAAAAAAGCTAATGTAAAAATTGAATACACAAAAGAGCAGATTAAAGAACTAGCAAGATGCTCAAAAGATATTTTATATTTTTGTAATAAGTATATGAAGATTGTAAATGTGGATGAAGGTTTAATTAACTTTAATACATTTGATTTCCAAGACAGAATAATAAAAAGTGTACAAGGTAATCGTTTTACTATATGTAAGATGCCTAGACAGTCTGGTAAGACTACTGTTATGACTGCTCTTATATTACATTTTGCTTTATTCAATGAATCATTTAATGTAGCTGTGCTAGCTAATAAGGCTGCAACTGCTAGAGAGATCTTACATAGAATACAATTAGGTTTTGAACATTTACCTTTTTGGATGCAGCAAGGTATAGTAGAGTGGAACAAAGGTAACATAGAACTTGAGAATGGTTCTAAGATATTAGCTGGTTCCACATCATCTGGTTCTGTTCGTGGTGGTTCATTTAATTTAATATACTTAGATGAGTTTGCATTCGTACCTGCACATCAACAAGAAGACTTCTTTGCATCAACTTATCCTACAATATCATCTGGTAATACTACGAGAGTTATGATAACATCTACTCCTAAAGGTATGAATCTATTCTATAAGATATGGACAGATGCTATTGAACAGAGGAATGAGTATGAGGCTATTGAAGTTCATTGGTCTGATGTACCAGGTAGAGATGAAGAGTGGAAGAAACAAACAATAGAGAACACCAGTGTTGATCAGTTCCGACAAGAGTTTGAATGTGAGTTCATGGGTTCATCTAACACACTTATATCACCTACTAAGTTAGGGGCAATGGTATTTCATGAACCATTATATAGAGCTGAGAGTACAAAAATATTTAAAGAGCCTCAGCCAAACCATGTCTATACTATATGTGTAGATGTATCAAGAGGTGTAGGTAATGATTATTCAGCTTTTGTTGTTATGGATTGTAGTGTTGTACCGTACCAAGTAGTAGCAACATATAGAAATAATATTATAAGTCCTATGTTATATCCTAATGTTATCATTCAAGCTGCACGTAGATACAATGATGCATATTGTTTAATAGAGATAAACGACATAGGTCAACAAGTAGCTGACATATTACATCACGATTTAGAGTACGAAAATATAATGACAGCACAGTGGAGAGGTAGATCAGGACAGATAGTTAATGCTGGTTTTGGTGGAGGCACACAACAAATGGGTGTAAGAACTACTAAGCAATTGAAAAGAGTTGGGTGTTCATCATTAAAAACTATCATTGAAAACGATAAGATGGAGATAAATGACTTTGATATCCTACAAGAACTGACAGCTTTCTCTGTAAAAGGTACTAGCTTCCAAGCTGAAGAAGGTTATAATGATGACTTAGTAATGTGTTTAGTACTATTTGCATGGTTATCTAATCAAGAATACTTTAAAGAACTAACTAACATAGACATTCGTAAGCAATTACATACTGATAATGAGAAAGCATTAGAAGAAGATGTGCTACCATTTGGTTTTATGAATGATGGATCCATTCAAGAAAAAGATAAAGATGAGTTCATGCATGGAGATACATTGCTGACTCACTCTGAATGGGATGATAATGATACACATGGACTGTGGTAAACTTTATTCCTGAGCCCATCAATCTTATAAATAAATACAAGAAGTTCAAATAAAATTTGATGATCTAAACATCCATAAGGAGAGAGAAACATGGGATTTCAAGTCAGTCCAGGCGTAAACGTCTCAGAGATAGACCTAACAGGTATCATACCTGCAGTGTCTACCACAGAAGGTGCTATGGCCGGTTGGTTCAGATGGGGACCTGCTGAAGAGCGTAACTTAATATCTTCTGAAGAAGAGTTAGCTGCGACTTTCGGTGAGCCCGATTCAACTAACTTTACTACATTTTTTACAGCTGCAAATTTCTTAGGCTACGGCAATAAGTTATATGTAGCAAGAGCAATACCAGCTGATGCAATTAATGCTACAGTGTTGCAAACACAAGCAACTGTAGCTAACAATCAAGTAGCAGCTCAAACAGATTTAATTAAAAACGACGAGCATCACGATGGTCTAACATTATCATCTACTGCAGCACTGTCATCTTTCATAGCAAAGT